ATGACCAACGTAGAATACCGGAAAAACGGCGGAAATTCAAGGGTTTTGCCGATCCAACGGTTATCAGATTTGAACGATGAGCGCCGTTGGGTTGCTTGGAAAAACGAGAACGGACGCAAGGTTCCATATAATCCGAAGAATGGACGGAAAGCGAAGGCCGACACCCCATCAACATGGTCCACCCATGCGGCGGCCAAAACGCGTGCCGCACGCATTCAAGGCAATGTCGGTGTCGTGCTTGGCGATCTGGACAATGGCTATCACCTGTGCGGCCTTGACCTCGACTCCTGTCTCGATGGCGACACCCTCGCGGATTGGGCCGAAGAGGTCGTCCATACCTTCGACACCTATGCCGAAGTCAGCCCCAGCGGTGAGGGGCTGAAGCTGTTCTTTCTGGTACGTGACGCGGACAGGGCCTCAATGGGCGGGCGGCATCGCATCCCGTTCACGAAGGGCGAGCATTGCGAAATGGCCCTTGATCTGGGCGGGCGCTATTACACCGTCACAGGAGATGAATGGAGCTTGGTCGGTTCCCAGCCGTTGCGCGTTGTCGGGCGTGAAGACCTGCTCTGGTTTGTCGGCACGGCTGGGCCTGCCTTTCAGGGGAAGGCTAAGAAGGCCAGAGACGAGTCAGGGTCGGGTGTCCTGTACCGGCTGGCGCGAAAGATCAAAGCAGAGCGTGGCACCCGCGACGATTTCATTGCCGCCATTGAAGAGCAGCCGGACGCAGCCGCACATGTTGCGAAGGAAGGTGACCGTGCCATTGATCGCGCCTGGGAAAACGCACCGGAGCCGCGCGACCCTGACTTGGAGTCCGTGCTGGACGAATTGGTCGGCACCGCACCTGCCGATGAAATCACGGCACGCGTAAACGAGCGCTTCGCAATTGCGCGGCATGGCGGAAAGACGCTTGTTATCGAGTTCACTCGAAACGGCTTCGAGCTGGGCAACGTCGAGGACCTGCACAAGCTGTTCGCGAATGATCAGGTGCTTGCGCCAGACGGAAAACGGTTCGAACCGGCTTCCCAGCACTGGCTTCGCGATCCGCGCCGACGGGAGTATTCGGAGATCGTCTTCGACCCGGCGGGGCGCGCACCACGATCTGCGCTCAACCTGTGGACCGGCTGGGCCATTGAACCTGATCCAACCGCATCTTGTGAGCTGATCCTTTCCCACATACGCAGAGTGTTAGCTGGGGGCAAGCATTCGCACGCTCGATACATCATCAATTGGCTTGCGGACATCGTACAGAACCCAGGCAGGAAGCCCGGTGTGGCCATGGTCCTAAAGGGCGGGAAGGGAGCCGGAAAGGACACCTTGGCGGTGATCCTCCGGCGGATGATCGGGAAGCGGCATGTGGCGCACGTCACCAGACCCGATGCCTTAACGCAGCGGTTCAATGCCCCCTTTGCTACCGCCTTAGTCTGTCACGTCGAGGAGGCTTATTGGTCAGGGGCGCAAGACAAGAAAGGCACGCTTCAGGCCCTGATCACTGCCGAGACCATGCCCATTGAGAGAAAGGGGGTGGACATCTTTCAGGTGGAATCTTCCCTCCGGTTGATCATGACCACCAATGAAGAGTGGGCGGTGCCCGCGTCGAATGACGAGCGGCGCTATGCAGTGTTCAATGTGAGTGACACCCGGATTGGCGACCACGAGTATTTCCGAGCGCTATATGACGAGATCGAAGGGGACGGCCCGTCCGCTTTCCTGGCCTATCTCCAGAATGTGGACCTTTCAGACTTCGATGTGCGGGATGTTCCGCAGACAGAGGCGCTTCGCGATCAGAAAATCAACTCCCTCAGAGGCGTGAGCCGCTGGTGGTTTGAGTTCCTGCGCAAGGGTGACATCGGCGCATTTGAAGATTGGGACGATGAAGTCACGATTGAGCGCGAAGAGATCCGAATTCGCTATGAGGATTTCATCCGCGACAACCGCCACCAGGGCGATGCGGTAAATACGCGCCTGTTCGGCATCGAGTTGCGGAAGATGCTCCCCGAGCTGGGAGCCACACGCCCGCGTGTGGACGGTAAGCCCGGTGCACGTACGTATGTGTTCCCTCCCTTGATTCAGTGCCGTGATCGATTTGAAGCGTGGTTAGGCTCACCCGTAGGCTGGGAGGACGAATGATGATCCAGACGGTCCACACGATCACTGAAAAGGGGGCTTTCCATTGGATCGAAAAAGCCCAGGGAATTCAGTCTGTTAACTTAGGCGATCCAAACGATCCAAACGATCCAATGAAGTTTGTAGTTCTTAAGGATCATGTAGAACCGCTTATCCGTGAGTCCTGTATAGGCGCATGTCTAAGGGAAATTGACCGGAATCCAGTGGATCTTCTGGATCGTCTGGATCATCGTTTGAAATCAATGGGTTATGAAGCGGGGATCAGTGGATCGCCAATGGATCGCAATGGATCACCCCAGGCTGGGCTTTTTTGGGTCCTTCCCAAGGCTGTGGCGTTGCGGGGGTCGCGGAGCCCCAATGTTTCAGCGTGTGAAGAAATTTTGAAACTGGAAACCCTCAAATGACCATGGAGCAGGACATTGAAAAGTACGTGGGGGTCGTCTGCAAAGCGGACGACACGATTACGACTGACGAACTTGCCGATCTCCTCGACCTGACAGCTAACCGGGTGCTGGCGCTTGTGCGTGCCGGTCATATTCCACGTGTGCGCAAAGGTCGATTTGAGCGGCGATCCGCAGTCCGGGCGTATTGCAACTATGTTCGGCAAAACCCGGCTGGGCGCGGATCTTCGAATCCCGCTTTAACGGCAGCCAAAACCAGGGCGGCGGAAGCCCAAGCCGAAAAACTTGAAACAGCAAACGCCCTGGCCCGCCGGGAGTTAATTCCCGCTGTTGAGGTTGAGCGCGAATGGTCGGCAATTTTGCGAGAAGTGCGCGCAGCGATGCTGGCATTGCCTTCCCGCATTCAACAACGGCTGGGCCATCTCAACACTCACGACATCACCACGATTGATCGCGAAATCCGCGACACTTTGGAAGAGGCAGCCAATGACGGTTCTTAGGACACGCAGACGTGCGCTCCAGGCGCTGAAGCCGCCACCACGCCTCCATTTGTCGGAATGGATCGAGACGCACATGCGGCTGCCGGAAGGCGTGTCGGCACTGCCGGGCAAGGTGACGCTTTGGCCCTATCAGACGGAAATTGCCGATGCGATCTCAGACCCGGAGTTGGAGCGCGTGACCTTGGTCAAGCCAGTCCGCGTCGGGTTCACGACTCTTCTGACTGGAGCACTGGCATCCTATGTTGCCAATGAGCCTTCGCCGATCTTGGCGCTCCTGCCGACCGAGGCTGATTGCCGGGACTATGTTGTGTCCGACCTTGAACCGATCTTCGAGGCGACACCGGCATTGCGTGGCCTGCTATCCGCTGAAGCTGACGAGACTGGACGCAACACCCTCCTGTCCAGGCGCTTTTCCGGCGGGTCGCTCAAGGTCATTGCTGCCAAGTCCCCGCGAAATCTTCGCCGGCATAACGTCCGCATTCTGCTTATCGATGAAGCCGATGCGATGGAACCTGGGGCGGAAGGGTCTCCTATCACGCTGGCAGAACGGCGGACGCTGTCTTTCGCCAACCGAAAAATCATCCTGGGCAGCACACCAACGATTGAGGCGACTTCGAACGTGCTCCGGTCCTATGCACGGTCGGACATGCGTGTGTTTGAAGTTCCTTGTCCCGAATGCGGCCATTTTCATGAGATCGGTTGGGCCGACATTCAATGGCCTGAAGGGGAGCCGGGCAGGGCGCACTATGTCTGCCCGGAATGCGGATCTGTCGTCGAGGAGCGGCACAAGGCGGGCATGGTCGAGAACGGTCGCTGGCGAGCGACCGCGCCGCATGTCGTCGGTCATGCCGGTTTCCGTCTCAATGCTCTGGTTTCGACACTGGCTAACGCGTCCTGGGGCAAGCTTGCCGAAGAGTTTGTCGAAGCCAAGAAAAGCCCAGACACGTTGCAGGTGTTCGTGAACACCATCCTTGCTCAAGGCTGGCGCGAGGCGGCGGAAGAGATTGACGAGGCGGCGCTCGCCGCCCGTGCGGAACCGTTCAGCCTTGAGGCACTGCCGCCGGAGGTGCTGTTCCTGACTGCCGGTGTCGATGTTCAACGTGATCGTATCGAGATCGTCTTTCTCGGGTGGTCGCGTGAAGAGATTTTCGTTCTGGGCCAAACGGTGATTTGGGGCGATCCCCAGGCCAATGATGTTTGGACTGAGCTTGAGGATCTTCTGCGGACTGTCTGGAAACACCCCAAAGGCGGCATCTTGCGCGTAGACGCTGCCGGAGTGGATGCGGGCGACGGTGAGACCATGGACCGAGTGATCGGCTTCACACGGCCTCGAATGGCGAGGCGTATATACGCTTTGAAAGGGGCAGCGGGGAACCGACCGGCAATCAAGGCCTCCGACACCAAAGGCAGCCGGTTATTCATTGTCGGTGTGGATGGCGTGAAGGGGCAACTTGCCAGCCGCCTCTCGCGCGGGAAATCGGTTCGTTTCAGCGACCAGCTAGAGGGGCGCTTTTACGAAGAGGTGGCGAGTGAGCGGCTGGTGATGCGCTACGTCCGGGGAGCGCCGGTGCGACAGTGGGAACGGATTCCAGGTCGGCGGGCGGAGTCCTTAGACTGTGTTGTTTACGCGATGGCGGTTCGTGGGCTGGTTACTGCCAATCTGGACCGACGCGAAGAGGAAGTCGCGTCTGCTACCACCTCGAAGAAAGACTCGGTCGTGGTCAAGTCCGCGTGGTTGAATCGTTGATTAATCTTCGCCGTATTTAGGCGGCAGCATGTTTCTCCCGCCGGAAGTGAAGTCGGACAAAACGTTGCCATAGCCGACTTCGGGCGGTTTGCGATCATCGGAAGCAAGGGAGATCAACCGGATATAGTGTTGACCCCAATGCACCATGAGCTCGCGAATAGGCAACCATCCCTGGCGACTAAAATTACCAGCTAGCGAGCGCCGCACGGCATTCACTAAGATGTCGGCCGCTTCCAGCCCGTACTCGGCTTCCCATGAAAATCGAAAATCTTCCTTCAGAACAGGCTTCAGGTCGAAAAAATCGCCGGTTTCAGGGTCTTTCATGAACTGCTTTTTAAACTCACTGGGTTCCGTGCGAAACCTCTCGTGTGCTCGATAGTCGCCACCTTCTGCGGCAGAGAATGGCTGTCTGAAAGATTTCGATTCAATCATCGGTGAGACGACGGCTGACCACCATTCTTCCCAAGCGGTTATCTTATCCCGGTTTTTTGCATCGATTACCCAGTGGTACTCGCCAAGTTCTTTTGCAATCCGAAAAGAATAATACAAATTGGCATGATATATAACGTTGTAAACAAGTTCTGCCATTGCGCAGGATTGCACATACAGCTGAAGTGGTGTTGCCTCTAACTGCCTTCTAAGTCCCCACACCTCATCAATAAACGTTTTTTGGTGCTGGTCCGTGAGATGCTTAGTAATGTTTTCCTCTTGCCCAGATTTGTGCGTCCTGATTTCATCTTCTGTGTGGCACGCTGAATCGACGACGACTACCTCGAACAAGCATCCGAGCATACGGAGGGTTTTGACCACCTCTCCTATGTGCTCCTCCTTGAGGAGCCGGCCCTTCACTTCGCCTTTTTCTTGGGGGAGATTGCGGCGTAGCCGTCCATATAGCTTTTCGAAACCTTTGAAGTGCTGATCGGGAATTACCAGCGCGCCGACTGCGGAGATATTGTCTTGTCCGGTGAATACTCCGGATTCGTCAATGAAGACTCGCATCGTTCAAGCTCCGTCTCAATAGATGGTCAATCTAGCATCTTGGATCAGCAACCGTAGGGCGAATTCCAGTCGTCCACCATAGAAGCATTAATCTTGCCACCCGACGCGAAGGCAAGCGCGTCTGCGGGCTGTGGCAGCCCTCTTTTGTCAAAAAGCAACCGTACCGCGATCACTGACAAAGCCAACGGATAACGTTTGTCGATGCCCTCCGCCAGGATCTGGTTCGCCTCTTGGCGCATGGCCTCAAGTTTTTTCAACTCGCACTGCATTTATCCGTTTCCTTTATTACTGGGGCGGTTTCCCGCCCCAGTCGCCATTGGTTTGAGTTTGGAGACACGTAAATGAGAGCTGGCTCAGCGCTCTCAGTTACATCTCTAAAATAGACATTTGACATTAGATGTCAAATGTCAGATATTTATTAAAACAGGAGATGAAGTGCAATGAACTCGAAATTCACTCTCACGCGACTGGCGGAAGCAACGAACAGCAGCATCGGCGGCGATGAAGAGCAAAAGAAACGAATTCACCGGCAGTTGAGAAACGTGCTGACTCAGAACCTAATTTCACCAAGTGACACCGTTGGAGGTCGGCGAGACGCTGTTTTTGACCTCCGCGAGGCGGCGAAGGCGCGGATTCAAGTTGCAATTATCGACGCTGGCCTAGATGCGGTGACGTTAAAGTCGATAGCAGACTTTTGGGACCGGGCTGTGGATGCCCGTCTAAGGCTTCCCGCTCTTAACGGGAACTTTCCGCCGTTTGGCTTAGATGCGATGTTATACGATACATCTAGGCCCGGTTCTCCAGACTGGTCGTTTGTTATCAAAATTCGACGGGAGGTGCGAACTGGAGAGCGCATAGTTTATGCGGCATTTGTGCGCGCAGATCAGCCTGATTTCCCAGAAACAGAGCCAATGTCATGCAAAGGACCATTTGCTGACAACTCCGAAATACTTACGATCGCTACAATCACCATTCCGGTGACTGTTCTCGTGCGTCCGTTAATCGAAGAGCAATGTGATGCCTCTTCGTCTTCCTAACCCATTCAGGCTTCTCAGCCGATCTAACACCGCACGGCATGTGCGACGTTTCGATGGCGCTGCCGGTGGTCGTCGCGGCTGGGGGATGGGCACCTTCGGGCGGATCAATCCTGAGGTTGCTGCGGCTGGTTCTAGCCTGCGTGCTCGCGCCCGCTACCAAGCCAATAACGCCCCCTTCATCGCGAATGCCGTAAACAACTGGGCTGGCGCTTTGGTCGGGTCCGGTATTGTGCCGACCAGCCAACATTCGGACGGAACAGCGCGCAAGGCGTTGGGGCGTCAATTCAATGAGTGGGCTGAGGAAGCCGATGCCGATGAAAGAACGGATTTTTGGGGGCTCCAGGCTGAAGTTGCACGCGGAATCGTTGTCGATGGCGAAGCGTTTCTCCAGTTCCTCGATACCGACGATGGCTTAAGGCTTCGTCAGATTCCGCCTGAGCTGATTGATGAATCTCTCACACGTGAACTCGGCAACGGCGCGGTCATTATTCAGGGCGTTGAGTTTGATGCGGACGGTCGCCGGGTCGCATACCACGTGCTGCCATCACGCCCACATGACCAGTTTGCGAGCTATGCGCCGCCGGTTCGTATCGCAGCGTCGGAAATCCTTCACGTCTTTAAGCCGCTGGCCGCCGGTCAGGTGCGTGGCGTTTCCTGGCTTGCGCCGGTCATCCTCGCCTCGTCGGAGTTCGATCAGTTGATGGATGCTTTGCTTGTCGGCGTGAAAGTCGCCGCCATGCACGCTGGCTTTCTGATCGACCAGAACGGCACTGCGGGCGAACCTTACGACGGCACCGGGGAGGGTGGCATCATGGAAACCGGCCTAGAGCCGGGCACCCTGAAGCGCCTGCCGACCGGTGTTGATATCAAGTTTTCCAGCCCGCAACAGGCCGCCGAAGTGGCAGCGTTTCTCAGGCTTAACCTCCAGCAACTTGCCGCTGGTCTGGGCCTGCCGGAGCACCTGCTTTCGGGGGACCTGACGAACGCGAACTATTCAAGCCTCCGGGCGGGGCTTCTACCCTTCCGGCAACGGGTTGAGCAGATCCAATACGGAACCCTTGTCCCGCAATTTCTCAATCCGGTTTACCGGCGCGTGATCACCTACGCGGTCCTTTCCGATCAGCTCGCCGCCGATGATTTCGAGGCGAACAGAGAATGGCTGAGCTCTGAATGGCTTCCGCCGCGTCCAATGCAGGTCGATCCCGAGAAAGACGTGAAGGCCACCGTTGCCGAGATCGAAGCTGGTCTGACCTCCCGCCGCAAGGCTGTCGCTGAACGTGGTTGGAACATTGACGACCTGGATGAAGAGATCGCCGCAGAGAAAGGGAAGACGCATGAGCAAGCATCAAACGATTGAGCCAGACCTGATGGTCAGGCGTGCGGCCATCACTCCGGAGTCCTTTGATGAGACCGAAATGACCGTGGAAGCGGTGATTTCGACCTTCTCTGATGTGCAGAGGCGGGACGCGAGAGGCGCTTACACAGAGCGTCTAGACCCTGCTGGGCTGGATACGTCGCGCCTTGTCGGAGCGCCGGTGTTGGACGGCCATCGCCAGTCCAGTGCGCGCGACACCATCGGCGTTGTGACTGCATTTCGCACCGAAGGAAACTCGCTGGTTGCCACGATCCGCCTGCTTCAGTCCGACGACGTGAAGCCGATAGTGGAGCGCATTCGCCAAGGTGTCATTCGCGGTGTGTCAGTGGGCTATCGCGTTCAACGTTGGGCCGATTCCACCAACCCGAAAGATAAGGCCCGCGTCCGCACGGCGGCGGCGTGGAGCATTTTTGAAGTCTCCGCCGTGCCGGTCCCGGCCGATCCGGGTGCTACCTTCAGGAGTGAAAACATGGAAGACGAAGAAGTCATCGAGCGGGTCGAAGAAACCCCGGCGGAAACCCGCGCCGCCATTCGCCAGATCGCCCGCACGGCTGGCATGTCTGCCGAGCAGGCGGACGATATGATCGACCGTGATCTCTCGGTTGTCGAAGCCCGCGCGGAAGCCTTCGAGGCGATGCAAACCCGGAGCCGCCAGACGCCGCGCATCCGGGTCGTGAACGCCGCCAACGACGATCCGGCGGTCATGCTCACCCGCCGCGCCGATGCGCTTTATGCCCGTGTCAGTGGAGAGGCACCGAGCGATGAAGCCCGACCCTACATGAACGAGTCACTTCGTGACATCGCGAGGGCTTGTGTTGAAGCTGGGGGCGTCTCGACCCGTAGCATGGATGCGGACACGCTCTTCCGTGCGGCCATGCACACCACCAGCGACTTCCCGCAGCTTCTCACCAGCACGGGCAACCGCACGCTCGTGTCAGCCTATCAGGCGGCAGCTTCGCCGATCAAAACGGCACTGTCCCGTCAAACCACCCTGGCGGACTTCCGTCCGGGCACGAAGCTGAAGCTCTCGGATATCGGGCAGCTTCAGAAGGTCAGCGAGTCGGGCGAAATTAAGCACACGTCGCGTGGCGAAGCATCCGAGTCCTATGCACTCGACACCTATGCAACCCAGTTCGCGATTTCCCGCAAGGCCCTGATCAATGACGATCTTGGTGCATTCCGCGATTGGGGGCAGACGGCAGGGCGTATGGCGGCGGAAACGGAAGCCAATCTGCTGATCACCTTGCTTCTCTCAAACCCCACGATGGGAGAAGACAGCACGGCGCTTTTCCATGCCGATCATGGAAACCTCGCGGGTTCCGGTGGCGCTGTGGACGTCACAGCCTTGTCGGCTGCCCGGCTCGCCATGCGTGGCATGAAGGCGCTGGACGGTGAAACGCCGATCAACGCGACACCGAAGTTCCTTCTCGTTGGGCCGGAGCTTGAAACGACTGCGGAACAGGTCCTGGCCCAGATCTACGCGGCCAGTTCGTCCGATGTGAACCCGTTCACCGGCAAGCTGTCGCTTCTGGTTGAACCACGGATCACGGATGCATCTTGGTACGTTTTCGCCGATCCGGCTGTCTTGCCGGTTCTCGAATACGCCTATCTGTCATCCGCCCAGGGGCCGCAAATGGCCTCGCGTGAAGGTTGGGACGTGCTGGGCATGGAATTCCGTGTCGTGCTCGACTTCGGCTGCGGTGCGGTTGACTGGCGCGGCGCATACCGCAATCCGGGTGAATGATCATGGCGAGCTTGGATGAGCTGACAAGCATGCGGGCTCGCCTGTTCGACGCGCGCATGAGCGGCATCCGGGAGGTTCAGGACCAGAACGGTGAGCGTATTGTCTATCGTTCCGACTCTGAGATGGCCCGTGCGATGGCAGCACTCGATGCCGAGATTGCTGGGGTCGCGTCAAAGCCCGCTTCCACTATCCACTTCAAGACCTCGAAAGGATTAAAATGAAGAACTTTGTTCAAAGGGGAGAGAACCTAACTCTGCCAGCACCCTACGCCGTTTCCAGTGGTGACGGTGCTCTCGTCGGCTCCATCTTCGGTGTTGCCGCTGGGGACGCTGAAAACGGCGCTGATGTGGATCTCGTAACTGAAGGCGTTTTCGAGATGCCGAAGGTTGCCGCGCTCGCCATCTCCATTGGCGAGAAGATCTACTGGGACAACGCCACGAAGCTCGTCAACAAGACGTCTTCGGGCAATACCTTGATCGGTGTTGCCGTGTCGGCTGCCGCCAACCCGAGCGGCACTGTGAACGTTCGCCTCAACGGCACGTTCTAATAAGCCGGGGCGCGGACTCCTGACCGCTCTGCACCCCTTCCTGAAATGTATGGGACCACGCCTCACTATCGAGGCTAGGTCATGGAAGAATTGGTCCGCCTGCGAGCGGCGGTTGCCAAGCTTGTTTGCGAAGACCCGGTTTACATCCCTGTCTTCGAGCGCTTGGAAAAAGAAATTTCTGCTTTGGAGGAAACTGACCCGGTGGCGAGGGCAAGGGCTATCCTTGCCAATCAGAAGGCTATGTCCTGAAGGATTTTATGTTTGTGTTCCAGTGTCGCCCCCTTACCGTATCTTTCCCGATTGAGGGCATGCCCAAATATGTCGCGCCTGATGCGCTCATCGACTCCACCGGCGATCATTCGGTCTTCCAGCGAGTGCCGGAGGCCGTAAAGGGTGTGGTCCGAGGTTTCCGACAGACCGTTGGCCCGCAGATACTTGTTGACTGTCCCGCTAAGGGTAGAGCTGCTTTCTCGGTATCGCTCAAATCCGTTTGGGCATTCCTTGAACGCTTCGAGGCTAACCCCAGTAAGCGGAATCTGACGAATAGACTGTTTGTTCTTGAGCTGCCGACCGACTGGCTCAATGGAAATGAACGGCACCTTCCCTTCAAGGTGGATGTGCTCCGGCAACAGACCTGCCGCTTCACTGGGCCGATAACCGGTGTTCACCATACCCAGAACGATACACCGTGCTTCTGTGTTGAGGTCATCAAACGCCCCGGCGGCAAGAAGGCGGGTCTTGATCCAATCCGAGCTAAACGGCAACCTTTGGCTTTTGTCATCTTGCCTAAAAGACAGTCCGCCAAGGGGCAGGGCGAGTCCCAACCTCTTCATGCTGTTGACCGTTTTCCAGATGTTCCCGAGATGCACCAGATCCTTGTTGGCGCTGTTCGCGGTCAAGCCATCCTTTGCCAGCTTTTCAAACCAAAAATCGCGGAAATCGAGCATGTCGTCCCGGCTGACCTCAGCCAAGGGCTTGTTGCCTATGACCTTCACAAAATTGCTCACCGCCTTGATGCGTGGGTTTTTCCAGCGGCGCAATTGGTCGTCGCTCTTGCCGAGAGTCTTGTCCTTCGCGAGATCCCAGAACAGCTCAAGCGCCTTCTCAACGGTAACTTGCGGGGCTTGCGCACCGCCCAACACCGCAGCAGCTTCGATCTTGTCCGGTTCACCTTGGTCATCCACGACGGCTCGCACACGGTCCAGAAACTCCCCTCTGGGCAGTTGAGCAACCTTGTCTGCGGACAAAAAGCGGTATCCGCGCTTTTGCGCCAACTCGCGAGCCGCGTCGAAACGTTTCTCCGCGTCTTCTGTGTCTCCGGCAAGGCGCGCTTCCCACGCCTCAATCATTTCACCCCAGGCGGCGGGAGCCTTCTGTCTCGCCACCGACTCGCTGTCCGTGTGCAGGCTAATCCAGACCGTTTTGCGGGTCTCGATAGCTGCGTACCGTTTGGGGACGCGCTTGATCAGATGGAAAATCTTGTTTCGGCGCTTGATGCTCAT